TACTCATAGTGTTATGGTTATATCGCCATTAGTTTTTACAGAAACTTCACCTAAGGCTGATGCCATCTCAAATCCTTGTGGCAATGTTCTATCACCAATATCTACCCACTTGTTGCCAGTATAGACTTGTAATACACCTACTGTTGTATTCCATATGATGCTACCGTCATTAAATTTAAGTGTATTTTTTTCTTCATCACTTATCTGCCTTACATTATCAAGATCTACAGAACCTAGGTTAATTTCAAGTATTCTTACTAATCTATTAAAAAGATCTGAAGTTACCGCATCACTAGCTAAAGGTAGCTGTGTTTGTAGAAGTTTGCTCATCTTTTACCGTCAGGCTTTATATCTATACGTGTGGCTCCTAGCCTCCAACCTATTGATAAATTACCATCACTAGAGGCATCATCATCAGACTCAAACCTAAGTGCTATCTGTCTAGATCGGCTTCTTACAAATGCTTGTTGAGTAGATGAGCTAATTGAACTGGTTGAATTTGTGGTTAAGGTATCACCAGGAAAGTTTCTTGTTTTAAGAACTACATTCACATTACCACTATTATCATCTTGTATAAATTTATAGTCGGGTATAATTCTTTTTATAAATGAAAACTGTTCGCCATCTCCTATATCTAAATCAGAACTTTCAATAAAGACATTTGTCATAGGAGAACCATCGTCATTAAAGCCAAGTTCCTGTTGATACAAGTATCCGCCACTTACAGCTCTTGGGTAGTTTTCAATACCAGAATCAAGCCAAGCAGTTCTAGATAGTTGTCCGTAGAACCAAATACCTTCTACATAATTGTATATAACATATCTATCTACTTCAGTTGCACTACTAGAGCAATAGAACCAACCTACCTCACTTTTATCTTTTATAGTAAAGGCATTTATTTTGAATGACTGAGTAAGGTTTATGTCTGTAAACACATAGTTATGTACTGAACAAGGTAAAGTTTGAACACTACCATTGTATGAATAAAAATTGTTATAACTCATCCAGTAAACACCACTAGGAGTTGTTATTGCAGCTTTAGGACCTATTAAACCTGTGCCTTCGTTAATTAAATTGATACCAAAAGTAAATGGTGGCCCTATAAACTGCATACTGTATAGAGCTGTATCAGTCCAAACTAATATTTCTTGTCGTGCTTTAACACCACCAATAATAGATGAGCCGCTTGACAACCTTAATGAACCTGCAGTGTTCGTTGACAAGGGCTCAAAGTCTAGTGCGTTTTCTTGATCACTAAATGCTATAAGCATAGGATCTATAGTTCCTGTTCTAGCAGACCCAGATATAGGATCTGCACCTAAAACTATTAAATGCCTATCTTTTTCCGATGTAATTACTTGTAATCCCTTTGTAGGAACAAGATTTGCACCTGATATACCAGATAGTTCTAGAGCTCTTGTTCCCAAGCCATTGTTTTCAGTCCATTTATATATGCCAGCATTTCTTTGATTTATCATTAAATCTTCACCAAAGTTATCATGCGTCCAAATTCTAAGTTGGTTAGTATCACTTAAAGAAGATGTGCTGCCAAAGGCACCTGAGCCCCATCCGTTCAAGCCCCAACCTGTTCCTGGAACATATACGTCTAATCCTACATTTACTTGATAAGCACCAACGACAGATGACCCACCATTTCCAGAATCAGAAGCATTAGCTGTTACAGTAGCACCAGATGTGTCTTTAGCTTCTATTGTATAACTATTAGCATTCACTATAGTTGCTATTTGATATTCTTGATTTAAGACAGCAGCTGTAACATTACCGCCAAGACTTGCTGCTCCAGAAAATGTAACAAAATCATTCTTAACTGCACCGTGTGCTGTATCTGCAACAGTTATTGTAGCGTCACCATTTGATGCAGAAAATGTTACATCTCCTGCTGATGTGGTAGATCTAATAGGTGTAATGTTGTTAAAAGAACCACCAGCTTCTATGTAATACTTAAATGTAGTGCCTAAGCCTAAAAATTTAGTCCCACCTAAAGAAATCCAAGAGTGTAAAGCTCTAGCTGTACCTACATATGTATTAGATGTTAATTTGCCCCAACCACCAAACTTTTCTGGTCTACCTTTTCTAAACCTTACAAGATTACAGTCAAACCAACCACCCTCGTTATCGTAGGCTGTACCTTCTCTGTTTATACCTGGTCTAAATGTAAGTTTCTGTAAGGGCATATTTATACCTCATGCCATTCTTTGCCTTCAAATAGCAAAGATTCTGCTTCTCTTCTTCTAACAAGACCCTCTAAAACTTGTTTTTTACCATTCACAGTAGCTTTATTCCAACGTTTTATTTGATCTGGCACACCTTTATAATTTTTAGCATTTAACACTTTTAACAAAGTTGAGCTAGATAAATTTGATGGGCCTAAATTAAATGTCCATGCAACAAGTGCATCAAATTGGTTTTGATCTAAATTTACTTTTACCAAATTATTAACGTGTTGTTCAAAATGTTTTATGTCTTTATTTAATAATTTATCAGCAGTTTCTTGATCTATAGTCATATTTTCATGTGTAGTTTCAGTATGTCCGTATCCAATAGTCAAAACTGATGCTTTACACAAATACGCTTTTAGTTCGCAACCCTCAAACTTTTTAATAAGAGATAGACCCTCTTGTGATATTTGCATATTAGTCTTTTTTTTCTGGAGTATTAGATGCTCCAAAATAGAACGAAATAATTGCACTTGCTAATCCTCCTAGATAACCCAACACTAAATTAATTAATGCCTCGCTGTTTTGCTCTGGTGGTTGTAATGTTACAAGAAATATATAACCAAGAAAGCCACCTATAATAGATACACCAATAACTCTAGCAGTCCAATCTTTGCTAAAAATACTTCTTGCATTTTGTTTGTCTTGCGTTTCAAGTTTAAATACATCCACGTCAAGCTCTTTCATTTGCACTTCAAATTGTTGTTCGGCTTTTTTTAATTCTACCATTTGTTCTGGAGTAGCGTTTTGTATAGCTTTTTCTATTGATTTTTGATCGTTTGGAACACCAAGGACCTCTGCAATCATGTTTGCAGCCATGCCTCCCATAGGTCCACCAATCGCTGTGCCTAATGTAGGAGCAACAGCACCTACTATATTCTTAAGTAATCCTTTCATATCATTACCATGTTAACTACTACTGCTATAAATAAAGCACCTAAAAAACCAAAAACACCAAAGGTAGTAGCTTTGATGGTTGAATTTATATGAGTTATTTCTTCTTTAATATCAGAAAATTCATTAAATGCGGTTTTCCAACGCTCATGTGAAATCGTTTCTAGTTTTGTAAGTCTTGCAACTAAATCGTTTGTTGTTATTTCTCTTTTCATATTACGCAACTGTAAATATTTTTATCGCATCTTTTTTGCCTTTTACAAAAATACTATCAAGTTCTTTTAACAATACCTCGTTGCTAAAATTACTTGAACTGATAGTATCATAACCTATAACAATATCTTCACCAACTTCTTTGGTTGAGCTCTCTAGTCTTGCTGCAAGGTTTACCGCATCCCCTATAGCCGTATAATCAAACCTTGTATCGCTACCCATATTGCCAATAACTGCATATCCAGTATTTACACCAACACCTATTTCAACGTCAATATCTGCTTTTTTTATATTTTCTTGAATATCTCTAGCACATAATACTGCGGCAGTTTCATGCCCTGGAAGGTCAATAGGAGCATTAAATATGGCCATCATAGCGTCACCTATATATTTATCTACCATACCTCCATACTTTTTTACTGCATCAGCTTGTATTGTTAGAGCTTTGTTCATAATTTTAGTCACTTCTTCTGGCTCTAGTCTTTCAGACAAAGCTGTAAAGCCTCTTACGTCAGTAAAAAGAAACGTACAATATCTACGCTCACCACCAAGCACTAGAGAACTAGGGTCATCCTGTAGTTTTTTGACTTGTCTTGGATCAAGATAGTGCTCAAACTGTTTCTTAATCTGTTGTCTTAATTTGTATTGTTGTCTGAATCTTAAGTAAAAGGCTATAGATCCTGTAATAAACTCTGATATAAGTGTCCAAGATACATCTACCAACATCCCTTTGTTTAAAAGGTAATAACCCAAACCACCACTTATAATCATTAAAAGTGTAGCAACAGCAATACCCCAGGTAATACCTAGTATGTGTAAAGCAAACCATACAAAAGTAACAAAGGTTATAAGTATTGTGAGCTCTGCTGCTAAAGACCAGTCGGGTATATAAGGACTATTTTCTATAAGTATTGATTCTGCAAGTGCAGCTTGTATCTTATGTGGCTCTAGTAAACCTACAGGTGTGGCAATTTGTGGCATGACTCCGTTAGCAGTAACTCCAACAAAAACAAACTTACCTGCTACATTCATTTCTTTTAAATCAGTTTGTGGTGTGTCAACCCAGCTTATCCACTTACGGCCAAGACTATCTGTTTTAACTGGCGGTATACCTCTTATTGATATTTCTGATATACCATTATCATTAGTTTTTATAATGTATGTTTTTACATTAAACAAAGCTTTATATATTTGTGTGCCAAAACTAGGTATCCATTCGTTGTTAGGTGTTTTGACTAAAAGGGGTATTCTTCTTACAAGTTGATCTACATCAGTAGGAGCAACGGCTAACCCTTGTAAAGTGTGAATAGATAGTTGAGGTAGATTAGCCTTCACTCCTGAACTAAGTATACCACCATTATCATTACCTAAAACAACTGTCCCTGGTGATGCAGGAAAATTACCTTTACCATCTTCAAACATAGCTATTACAGAAGGTGCATAACCTAATGCTGTTGCAAACATTTCATCACCACCCATACGATCAGCTTGAGGAAAAGATATAACCCAACCCACACCTATAGCTCCTTTGTTAAGTAAGTCTATTTGTATTTCTGCAAGTCTTTGTCTTGGTAGTGGATAACCACCCTCACGTTCTACATCTTCTTCAGTTATATTGAGTATGACAAAGTTGCCAGACTCTTGAGGTGTTTGTATAAAAGTATCAAATACTTTTAATTTAAGTATTTCTGTAGGTGTGCTTTGAAATAATAATGGTAAGGATAGTATTATAACTACAGGTAATAATAGTCGTTTCATTAATTACTCTGAGTGATAGTAATAACACTATCACTACCACCATTTATTTTAATTGTATTTGAGACACCATCTTGTATAAGAATGACTGTATAAGCAGTACCCCCATCCAAATCAAGCCTTACACTTTCATTAACTTTTCTACGCATACTCAGCACACCACCACTTATTAATGTTGTAATTTGTGTTTCTTCATCTTGTCCAAAGTTTGTACCAGAAATTCTTGTAACACTTGTTGATGCTAATTGTTCTTCATCTTCATCTACCGCTAATGCATCAACTACCTGTAGTAAATCCTCTAAGTAATTTACATCCAAATAATTAATATCCAATTCAGTAAATTCTAAATTATCTTCTTTTAAATAATCTTCTGCAAGATAATCTATATCGAGATCATTAAAGTCAAGTACGCTATCTGCTTGTGTACTTGTGGTTTCTTCTTCAACCAAAACCTCTTCTTTTGGGGGAGTTACAATAAGCATATTGTCTATAAGATCAAGAGTTAGATCTAATATGACTGGTTTTGAAGGAGATGATTCAAATACGCTTACTGTGGTTGCTTCATAAGGTTTATTTAGTAAAACAGTACCCATAGCGGTAACTACTTCTATTTCGCCACTAGAGAGCCCTAGAGCGTCTGGTAGTAATATTATAAGACTACGCCCTAGTTCATCTACTGTAGCTGTAAAATCAGTTCCACGTATTGCTATATTAGCCGTAGGTGTCTTGAGTGTAATGTTTTGTTTATCTATACGGTTTAGATTGCCTGTAATGAACCTGGCTGTACCAAGTCCAAAGGTAAGTGCCATCTTTGCTTTGCTTGGATCGGGATCGTAAATGTATTCATCAATAATAAGCTCACTAAATTCTGTAAGCTTTACGACTGAATCATCAAGAAAAGTAATAGCCATACGGCCATCTTTTGTAATGGCTTCATCATTACTTTGTATAGCGAACTTTAAATTAGCATCATACGGCTTATCTCTAAATATCTGAGCTGTACCGTTAAGTTCGGAAATATCTCCTATATCAACAGCTTGTGCTTGTACCTTGGTCGTTTTGAATGACACAAACAGTAGAAGCAGAAGTGCCAGAAACGGATATGATTTTAAGCCAGTCATTATCTTGTGTACTCAGTTGTGAGATATTAAAAGTTCTTGAACCACCAGTATGATCTAACCAAAAATATCCGCCTGCTGAGGCATTAACACCTGTTCCTGTATAAGTTACTGTATTATCAGAACCATCTATATCCATATAGTTAGTTGCTCCATCAATATTAATATTTGATGTAACTGTGTTATTTGAACCATTAATAATCCAATCTAAGTCAAGTGATGCAGCTAGTGCCGTTGTACCTTGATTTAAGGTAAATGTATTACCACTACCTGTTACATCAACATTCTGGTTTGAGCCGTCAGCACTATAAGTATCTGTAGGATCTACCTGGATAGTAAATGAATTAGTACCGCCATCAAACTCATAAAAACCTGTAAATGTGTCAGCGAATATATCACCAAGAAACTTGTTGGTTGCACCAATCATGTTGATGTCTAAAGTCATAGTGTTTCCATCCAAATCAAAAGCATTAACGCTTCCAGCCGTTGAATTTAAACCACCAATAATATTAGATATACCTAGTTGTTCAAGGTCTATATTTGCACCAGTTCCTGACTGGTCTACGTATATTTCGTTATCAGCCGCGTAACTTGTCCATGCACTCAGCATCACAAGTAGGCTTATCAATTTTATTTTCATCATATAATTCTACTCCTTGGTTTTCTTTTTGTAAAACCCAATATTTTCTGTTATAACCTATTTGCACCAGTTCAAGGACAGCACCTTCTATAGCTTTCATCAAAGCTATGGTAGAAGATTCATTTCTAGCGTTACCTAATTCTATTTCTACTAGCTCAGTATTTGCCTCAATAAACCTAAATACATCTTCAGATTTACCATAGCTGAATATGGTCTTTTGACTTAATACTTCTAGCAATACTTCGCCTGTAGCTACAGACACCATTCTAAGTGAAACTGTTATATTGTCTTCTCTATACTGTACGCTGTTTCCAATACCTAGATACCTGGCTCCAGCACCACCAGACTCTAAGTTAGCTTCGTAAGATATAACGGCACCTTCTATTAAAATACCTGCAAATAATAATGGCCTTAGAGCTTTCTTTTTATCTTCTTCTGTAGCTGTTTGTTCTCTTGCAGAACGTATGAGCTGTCTTTCTTTTGTAAGATTGTCGAGTCCTACCCGTTCAACCACACGAAAAAAATTACCGTCACCTGCGTGTTTTAGAGCTCGTATAAGTAGTGCATTTGGTTGTTGTGTTATTGCGGTACTAAATAATGCGAATTCACTATTACTTTTACGTTGGCCTGTTTGATCAGTAAATGCTGTAGGGTATACCGCTACTACTGGACTAACTTCTGGTATTGGTACGTTTTTTAGTTCTTTAGACTGTAAATCTTGTATAGATACAATATCTTTTGAAAATCTTTGTTCGTAAGTATCTTCAAATTGATCTAATGTAGAACAACTAGAAAGTAAAAGTACCAATAGGTATTGTGATTTCGGTAACTGTGCCATCCGCTTCTGTAATTTTTAAGGTTAGTGTTACACCATCACTTGTGTATTCAATAGTATTACCCTCAAGTGTTATGGTGCCCTCGCTCTGCGGTGTTTCTCCGAATAAGTTATTGACTAATTGTCTTGATAACTCTGCATAAACTCTTGATTCAAGATTACGCATAAATCTAGCTAAAGTAGAGTTTTCTTTTTCTCTCTCTATCTCTTCTTGTATAGCTTTTATTTCTTCTTTAATAGTAAGTTTACGTGAATGTTCTTGGTTTTCAATAGTCAAATAATGAGATGATGTGCCAATACCATTAAAACTTGGTGACTTAAACTTATGAGTTATAGTATCTGCAAATACATTTTGTGCAAAAATATAAGTGAACATAATAAGTCCTATCAGTGAAAACCATACACTTATTCTAGCTTTTGCAAACTCTTCTTGCTCAATTTGTTGTTTTGTAAGTCCTCTTTTTTTATAACTAGCCATTAATCTTTCCTCTGGTCGTCTCTGTCAGCTTTCGCCAACCTGTCACTTTGCATAAGTTGTGGTACTCCAAGTATAGTCTTTAAAAGCGTATCTTGTCTAATTATCTCATTATCAACAGATCTTACTCTGTCTATTAAAGCTACTAAAATGCCGTGTTGTGAGTCTAGTTTTTGACCTAGTCTTTGTTCTATTTCAGATATTTGTGCACTTACTTTTTCATCCAAGACATCAACCTTAGTTTCCATACCGTCAATAATTTTATTAATAAGTTTCCAAATAAATAAACCAAGGCCTATAGCCGCTGCTATCGGAAAACCTACTTCATTAATTAATTGAACTGCTGAGTCCATTTAATTTAGTAGTCACCCCAAACCTTACTTTTGGTGCCTCCGTGGTACTCAACTGCGTGTCCTTCATCTATAAGCATTTGGCAAATATCTTTACCATCTTCTGTGTAAGGTATGCCGAGAATACGGCCATATTTACCTTTGCCTAGTGATTTAACTTTAAAACTACCGCAACATAACTCACCAAGCCTAGCCTTTGCGGCTAGACCTAGTTTTTTTTCAGCTAAATCTCTTGTGCGTGATTCTGGAGTATCTATGCCTGCCAGTCTAACTCTTTGTTTATGAAGCTTAACGTCAAAGCCTAGATCTAAAATACAGTCAAAGGTATCTCCGTCAACAATACGATCTAGCGTTGCGTTGTAAACAAAAGCATCTGGTGATTTAGCCATTATTTTTTAACAGTTTTTTTAACTCGTTTAGTTGTCCAAGCCTCATTTACATTGGGTGTAGATTTATCATCTGCCACATAATGTCCTTTTTTATTTCTGGTTCGCACTTTGACTTCTTCTGTACCTGTGATGTTACTCCAGAATCTTTTGAAAAAGCTCATTTGTAATCCTCTTCTTCTTCTTCTGGGTTTTGAAGCTCATCAGTTTGTTCATCAATTTGATCAACCACATTATCAACAATATTTTCTGTTGATTCAGCTACAGTATCAATTACACCACTTACATCTTCTAAAGCTGAAGTAGTAATGTTTCCTGCTGTTTTTACAGTAGAATCAATAACACTTGTGGTTAAATCTTTACCGCCATCTATAACGGAACCTACAGTAGCACATGATGTAATAAATACAGCACTTATTATTATTATTAAATTTTTCATTTATTTCTCCTTAGCTTTTAAAACATTTAATGCACACCAATCAATTATTTTATATAAATAACTAAACCAATGGTCATCT